TAACGAGAAGCTTAGGTTGTTTGCAGTTACTTCTACTTTTTCCAAGTAGTCAGCTGCGTTACCTAGAGACGAAGCAGTGTTCGATAGCTCAACATATCCATAACGTGTCATGAACGAAACTGTTGGTTCGAATGTACTTGGATCTAGGACAACACCTGAAGACATAAGTGGGATGTATGGGCAATAGAATGCTGCTGCATCTGATTCACTTGTACCTTTGTAACCAACTAATACATCATCATCTGCTGCATATGTGTTTACGTAGATCTTCATTGCGTTGTTCAATGTACCAACCATTTTAGTGTTAGTTGGTGCTTCAAAAGTACCTTCAGTTGTACGTGCAAATGCTGAAGTTGTAGCACTTTGTAGAACTGTTAGGATTGCTGGAGATACAACTGCCCAGTTACCTGCGCCACGGCGTGTACGCTGTGCGATGCGGTTAGCTGCACGGTTAACTAGTACTGCAAGTGCAGCATGTTCGTCACCAACAAAAGTTGCTGTACCACTAACTGCTGCTTGGTCAAATGTATCTGTACCTGTACCAGCTAGTGTGTTAAGAGATGCTAGGACCTCTTGGTCGATCTCAGCAGTAATCTCTTGAGCAAGTGCTGCCATGATTTCTGCTTCAACGTCGATGCCGTGCTGCGACTGTGCGTCTTGTGCGGCTTCGAATGTCCAACGTGCTGATAGCTTACGTGTTTTAGCTTCAACAGTTTGCTTTAAGATCTGAATTGACAAACGGTTACCCGCTGCGCCTTCAAGTGCTGCTGTAGCGTCTGCTTTTGCACTAGTAGCGTTACCACTATATGCTTCAGCAATCTTAAATGGACTTAGTGCTTCTTCACCAGCTACTGCACCGCTTGCGCCTGTGCCTGCTGTGTCGCTGTAGCGAACACGTAGCGTGTGAATCTGGCCAACTGGGCCAGTCATTGGTTGTACGCCTACAATCTCGTTTGCGATGACTGTTGGCATAACACGTCTAATCACTGGTAGGATTACACGGTTTAGTGTTGCGATGTTACCGGCAGATGTAGCACCCGCAGTTGCAGTTTCAGCCAAATACCTACGGGTATTTTCTAGGGTTGAAGCCATTACTGCTTTCTTATTGCCTTGAAGGCCTTCAAGAAGTGCTGACTTGGTATCATTCCAACGACTTTCTAGTAGTTCTGACATTGGTATCTCCTTATTATAATCCAGCTAGACGTTTAATATCAACTACGTTAGAGTCGAATGCGTCTGCTTTGATGTCATTTGTTTGTGTTCGGTTGCCTGTTACTTCTTTTGCCTCTGATAGTACTGCCTTCTTCTTCGCTGGAGTATTACCGTCTATTACCGCCGGCAGGTATTTGTCAAACGATGCTCTTAAACGAGATGTTTGAACTGATTCCAGTAAGTCTGTCATAATGTCACGTTGGTCTTTACTTAATGGTGAAACCAATGCATTAATAGTATCTTTGCGGGTATTTGACTCGTTGATTGTTTTAACCTCGATTGCCTTTGCTTCCGCAAGTTTGATCGCTTTAGCCGCTGCTGTACGTGCTTCTACAATTTGTTTGTTTTTTGTATCTACAACTTTAAGCAGTTTTGATGTCTCTGAACTTTCGTTCAAATAACTGTGTTGATATTCGTTAGCAAATGCTTCGAATAACTTACGGCCAAAATCATTTTCTCGTGCTTGATCAATATCTTCTTTGAGTGCTGAAATTTCTTTCTTAAGTCCTTTAGCAACTGTTTCTGATACTAATGCTGCACTTTTCTTAATAAAGTCTGATTTAACTTTATTAACGTGTGCTTTGCCTTCACGTACTAAACGTACTTTTGTTTCGGCAAGATCTTTTTTATCTTCGTAAAACTCTGCAAGTTCTTTTGCAAGTGATTCAACTACAAACTCTTCTAGAGCAACAAACTTATCCTTTGTTACTTTTTGATCTGCGTGTAGTTCCTTGATTTCTTTTGCTAGTTGTTCACTAACAAATGATTTCATTAAATTGGCATTTTTACGCTGTGCAACTGCAAACTTAGCTTTTGCTTCTGCTAGTTGTTTGCGGTCATCGTGGAACTCTGCAATTTCTTCTGCTAATTTTTCACTCAACATTGCATCAATGGCTTCCACCATTGTTGTTTTGTCATGTGCATATTTTTTAGCAAATTCTTCGCGAAGTTCCGCAGTAGCTTGAAGTTTATTTTCTTCAACCTTAGCGTTCCATGCTTCCTCTAGTTCTGAACGCACTTCTTCCGATAGTGCTGAGTTTTCGAAGAGTGATTTAAGTGAGTCTAACATATGATCTCCTCTCCTAGTTAGCGGAGTTTGCTTATTACATCTAATAAGCTCTCTTTTAAATATTTTTGTGCCTGTTTATCGCCTTGTACTTCCCTAGATGTTAGGAACGCCTTATAGCCACCTTTGCTGTTCATAAGATGTTCGTATATCGGTGTTGGGTAGGCGCCCGGAGCACTTGGCTGGGCAACTACATCTACTGTTATAATCTCAAAATCGGAAACTTCTCCGTTGCCACTTTCGCTGACATTACCACTACCTCTCGATGAAACACCTAGTTTAACACCTGCCTCAAGCATTGTTTTAACTAGTTGTCCCATCGGAGTTGGTAGTATTTTAAGTTTACCGTAACCGTTTGGGCCATCCATCCACATTTCTGTGATCATATGGCTTACACGGTCAATGTTTATATTAAGTCCTTCTGGATGATCTACTTCGCCTAGTACTGAAAAACCATTGCTAATCTGCTCGTTGAGCGTGGTGACAGCCCTGCCAATTTCGTTAACGGGATATACACGTTGATTTGCGTTGCGTACTCCGCCTTGAATACAAATACCTTTCATAAAAAGATCCTTGCCCTCATTAGCAGACTCAACAATCACTTTAGCTTGATCAAAACTCAAACTTTCGCTTAGTAAATTCATACTTCAGTCCTTACTTCGCTCTTTTTGGAGCGCCATTTAAAGGTGAACCTGCGCCTGCGTCTTGGTTAGGTGCAGCACCTTTCTTCTCGGCACCATGGCCGGGTTGGTTTGACATTTTTGTCGCCCCTTTAGCACCAGGAACATTTACGTTCTTGGTATTCATATCTTTTGCTGTTGGAGCAGCTAGACCACCTTGTGTTCCGCCTGTTCCGCCGTCGCCACCTTTAACTATGTTAGCACTTGTGCCGCCCATGTTATTTGGTTTTGCTGTTGGTGATTTTGCGTTTGCGCCGTTGTCGCCCATTTTAGCTGGTGCTACTTTGTCTGCATATTCACGCATTACTTCACTTGCTGACTTTGCAGTTTTTGATTCTTCTACTTCTTTGTCAGTAGCTTCTTCAACTTCTTCGTCTGCTTCAAATGCATAAGATTCTTCTTCTGGCTCTTCTTCGCCGCCCATATCCATGTCTGCGTCATCGCCGCCCATGTCCATGTCCATTCCGCCTTCTTCGCCTTCTTCGCCTTCTTCGTCGCCCATCATGGCTTCAAATTCTGCTTTTAATGCTTCTAGCTCGTCTTCTAAGTCAGCAACACGATCTTCTACGTCACCTTCTTCGTCGCCCATGCCCATGTCTGCGTCATCGCCGCCCATGTCCATGTCCATTTCACCTTCGGCATCGTCTGCGCCTGGCATTTCGATGTCCATGCCTAGCTCGTCTGCTGGGTCACCTTCACCAAAGAAACCTTCTTCAACTTCTTCATCAGTTGTTTCTTCTAGGTCTTCATCTGATTCATCTAGGTCTTCATCATCAGACTCGTCTAAGTCTTCATCTGATTCATCTAGGTCTTCATCAGTTGCTTCATCTACTTCTTCATCAGTTGTTTCTTCAACTTCTTCATCTTCTAGTAGTGATTCATAAATATCTCTTGATTTTTCCACTACGATTTCGTGGAACAATGCTTCTGCACCTTCTTTGTCTTCATTTACAAGACGCTCAAGCATTTCTTCAAACTTGTTGCGATCAGTCATGTCATTCTCCTTTATTGTCAAGGCTGTCTATTATATTTACACTTTATTTAAAATATACGCTGAAAATGGGCTCAAAACGGCCCATTTTATTTTTTATTAAAGAATTTTATTAAATTCCTCATATGTTATATGCGATAGATTACTTAAATCCTTTAAATGATCCGGAATATAATCTTCTATTGAGCTTAGTACTCGGTAGTATTTAGTCTTTGGATGCTGATTTATACACATCATTGTTTGTCTTTGCCAGTTTCCATAATACGTTGCTCTGTCGTTAACGTTCTTATAGTTCCTACTACCTGCATATATATTATTAACTAGCTGATTATCTTTTCCTAAACCTACATAGTCAAATCCTAGTATATATATTTCTTTATGATCGTGCTGACTTGCTAGTAGCAATGCTGTTGGACCACTACTCCATCCTTTGTTTGGATTCATAATATTAATATTAGGTGTTCGTTCCGTTAGTTTATTTCGGTTTGAATGAACATTATATTTTAGGTGATATTCAGTTTCGCTAATTTCGATAATCATTTTAGTATCAACACATACTAAATGATCTGGCACAAATTCTCTATACAATCCATTACAACCATAGGTTGTGCCTTTTGCTTTTAAGTTATGTAAGTTGATTACAGAACGGCTAGTACCGTTTCCAAGTACAAAAGCTATTTTATTTGACATTAGATCCCGCCGGCGGCTGCTTGTGCTGCTAGACCGTACATTTGTCTAACATAATTAAGATCCTTGGCTTTTTGTTCAGTGTGGGTATCAGATGCTTTACGGGCACGATTAATATCTTTTAGAGATAATCTACTTTTCCTATTGTCATCAACTTTAACAATGCTGATGTCATCTTCAGCATTGTATGTATTGTCCTCAGTAGGCTCCATTGTTTCTCTGTCGAAGTAATATAGTTCTCTAAGTATCATATTGTATTTATATCGTTTGTGCCGGATTTGGTTCTGCGCCATCGCCGCCAAGTTCGTTTCCTGTATTTGTTTCGGGTGCAGTATCAGTTCCGCCGTCAATGCCGCCTTCATCTCCACCTAACTCGTCTTCAAGTCCGCCAAAGTCGCCTGCAAGATCAGCGCCGCTTAATCCAGCTCCTCTCATTTCGCCTGCCATGTCGTCAGTAACAAGATCAGTTAAGTTTTCGTCATTTTCTTCACGCCATAAACGTTCGTTCTCTGCTATTTCTTCTGCACTTAATCCTAAGAATCTTTCAAGTGCAAATCTATTTGAAATATACGGAACAGCTGCCATACTTGTAAATGTGCTTATTCTATTGTTGTCTAGTTCTGCTTGTCTATATGCTGCAAAGTTCTGTGGCGGTGTTAATCGTAAGTCAAACATTGCATAATCAATGTTTGCACCTTTACTTTGCAAAAATAGTTTAAACTCACTATTAAAATCTTCGGCCATCATATCTTGCAAACGTTCGCAATATTTGTTAAATCTTAACTCTTGAATGTATGCTGTGCCAACTCGTCCATCATTATACTGTGATGCACCGTCATCAGCGCCAGTAGGCAAGTAGGAACTAGGTATACGCAGACCGCGTACTAGTTTGTTAGTAAAGTATCTAAGATCATCAATCTCGCCTAAGTTAGTACCGCCTGGTAGTGTTTCAACTTTTGAACCACGTCCTTCAGCTGTTTGTGGGAAAAAGTAATCTTCGTTGATTGACAGTGGATTATAACTACTGTCTATAACATTTGTACCTCCACCTGTCTTACTTGGGATACGTCTTTGATGTATTTCAGTTTTAACACGTTCCACAAACTGCATAGCAAGGTGTGAAGGCATGTTGCCCACATCAACGTAGAATACTCTTCTTTCAGGAGCACGTTGAACACGATAGATAATAATCGCATCTTCTAATAACTCCTTTTGCTTGTATACTTTAAAAATACTTTCAAGCAAACTATTACCAAAAGGATAGTTTTGATCTAACCCTTCACTTAAACTTAAATGCAAAACATGTTGTGCATCAATGTATGTTTCGTCGTGTTCTTGTGCAAATCTACTAGTGTTTCCACTTGGTGTATGATTATTGCCTACGCCAGTTCCTCTTTGAACTTGCTGATATCCGTTAGTTCCGCCTGGTCCATAACTGTTTTGTGTGTTTAATGGTGTTGCTTCCAATGCACCAAATGCAAAGTTTAGATTTTTTACAACATACTGTTCTGGTTTTTTGCCTTCTGATTCATTTACAATGATTTTTGTAATCTGACTAGGATCAACATGAAATAGTTTCTGTGTTTCAGGATCTCTAATAAAAAACTGATCACCGTATTTAAATGTATTGCGTATAGTTCTAAACATACGTGTTTCAAACTTGTTTAGTTTACACCATTGCTGTAGATACTGTCCAATAACTTGTACTTCGCTGTTTGTAGGTGCGCCTTTAAAATCAAGACGGAAGTGTGTTTTGTTGTCGTTGTTTTTTTGTGTACAAAATTCAGCTAGAATATCAAGTGCAGCATTAACTTCGCTATCACTATCCATAGTGTTGTATTGATTATAACGTTCAATACGATTTGGTGAGCCAACATAAACGTCAGGCAAGTGAGATGAATAGTTAGCTGCGGCCGGTCCCATGCCGCTAGATCCTTTTTGACTAAACGGACTGTAGCTTCCGTTTGTGTTATCACTTGTAGGAACTGGAGTAAAATGTTTTTTCCAACTCATATTGTACCTTTCAGCATATTGCCTTGTAGACTTTTTGTAGCTCTAAATGTTTTTTGTTGCGCACTTGCTGAGGATGATTCTATAGTTACAAGTGCTTGTAGCTGTTGTATCATTGTATCAAACTTACTTGACATTAAATTACTCATTTGTTCTGCAACATTATTATTACTTATCGTATTTTGTCCATTTATGCCATTGTTTTGAACATTGCTATCAAGACTTTTAATACCTTTCATAAGATTTTGCATAACACCCATACTAGTATTTGCACTCATAACAGTAGCTGGACCACTAATAAACTCAGGGCCAGCTTCACCTACCATGCCGTATTCATTAGCGCCGATGCGTCCGCCTTCTGCAAATCCGCCGGTGTATCGTGATGGATTAGATTGAAATCTTGCAACTTTACTCATTGTTTCGGATTGTATAGCTGCCAATCCATCAATTGAGTTTACTATTGTCTCACTTAAATTGGTTTCAGCTTCTGCAATTCTGGCTCTTGCGGCTTCGGCTGCTTCTCGTGCTGCTCGAACTGGTGGATCTAGCGCATTAAGCCCTTGTTGAGTTAGTGTTGCTAACTCTGCTACAGAAGTATCTAAAGCTGCGTTTGCCTCTGCTACTTCTGCTCGTGCTGCTTCTACATCGTTTTGTGTAGTTGTTGCTGTGTCGTTAACTACTGTGTCTGTGCGTTCTCCAGTTGCAGTTGTAGTTGCTCCTAAAGCTTCAGCATCAGAAGTTGCACTTTGTCCGTTTTGTACTAGTTGACCAAGAATGTTTCCATGACCTTGTCTCATTACTTCGCTACTTGTATCAAGAAATTCGGCTGCATTAAATAAGTTGTTGATGCCGCCGCTTAGTTCTTGAGCTATTTGATTTGCGTTTGGCATTACTTCTGTTATTTTTTGCAAGGCGGCAACAGCTACATTTTCAATATGCGGAATAGTTGTTTCCATAACTGACGCTGTTAGTGTGCGTAAGTTTTCTTGTATTTTTATAGTTTCGTCAAATATCCCTGTGACTTGTTCTGTTTGACGAGCTTGCTCTTGGCGTATTTGTTCATCAAGCTGCTCTCTAGCCTCTTCAGATGTCATAGTTCCATCTCTGACACTATCAACAGCGTTTTTATAATCATAACTGGCGTTACTAGCATCAGCAAATGCACCTGATATATTACTCATGCCTCCAAGCATTGCAGTTTGTCTAAACTGTTCTGTGTTTTGATAATCAATTGCTGCGCCAGTTGCTGCTTCTAAACTACTTTGGAAACTGCTAATATCGCCAGCATTAAACTGTTGGGCCGCAGCATACAAGTCGTCAGCACCTTGACCCATTGCAAGCATTGCACCACGTGTTGCTTCAGTAGTTGGTGCGCCTCTAAGAGCGATATCTACAAATGCATCAGCAGCATCTTTACCTAGTGTGTTTTGTAGCTCTACTAACTTGTTGGTAAATGCAGTTTGTTCTTCAGCAGTTTTACCAGTTAAAAACGCATTAACATCGCCTTGACGTCTGCGTTCTTTCATTTCATCAGCTATTACATCACGTTGCTTGCCAGTTAACTTTGATAGTCCATCTAGTTCAACCATTAGATTTTTAGCAGCAACAGCTTGTTGTTCTACACTTGCTCTATCTGTTCTACTGTTAGCATCACTTAGTTCGCCATAAAGGGCAAGATTTTCATTTATGTCTGCTGTTGTAAAACCCAACTGTCGGAGTTTGGTTCCTAGTTCTGCGCTATCAAGAATAGTAGTTGATACTGCTTTAAATCTTGCCATTGCTAGATCAGTTGTACCGCCAAATGCTCTTAAACTTTCAGAATTCTTTTTTAAGAATCCAGTCATTTCCTCAACACTTAAACCAAGTTCGGCGGCAGATACCTTTACATCTTTTATTTCTTTGCCAAATGTAGCACCAACATTAGTAAGTTGTTGGTATTCAGCAAGACTTGCTTCTGCAAACTGAGACAATCCGTCAACTAGTTTGCCAACAGTATTTCCAAACAGGCCAGTATTAGCAGAAATTGCACCACTGTATGCAGATAGCTGTTGCTGGCCAGTGAGTAATGCGCCGCCAAGACCAACTGCTGCTTTAGTAACACCAGTAAGGCCGCCGGTTGTATTATTCAATGTACCTAACAGTTTACTTATTGCGTTGCCGCCGACTGCTTCTTCTGCCAAAACGTTAAACTCCTACTTAACTATGAAATAAATATAGCTAGTAGTATTTACCTAATAGGAACCCCCATGGAAAAAACAGAAAGTCCACTAAAAAAATATCGGAGACAGCCTAAGTTATATCTAAACATTCCTAGCAATGGAAAATGGTATGATCAAAAGACCGTAGCCGAAAATACATATACCAATCTTGCAGTGTTTAGTATGACAGCAAGTGACGAAATATTATTTAAAACACCCGATGCTCTAATCAATGGAGATGCAACTGCAAATAACATCAGCAGTTGTATTCCTGCTATATTAGATCCTTGGTCTATTAAAACATTAGATCTCGATGCAATACTTGTTGCAATAAGAATGGCATCATACGGCGAAACTATGTCAGTTACTTCTAAATGCAAAAAATGTAATGTTGAAAACTCATATGAAATTAACTTACAACATTATTTAGATTTCTTTTCAACAAGAGAGTTTGAAGATAAGATATATCATGAAGATTTTTGCCTACACCTCGAGCCATTGTCTTATAAGAAATGGACTGAAATTCAAAAACAACAAACTGCGTACCAACGTGCATTAAATCTAACAGTAGGTAGGATTGATGATGAAAAAGAAAAAGAAAAGTTTGTACAAGACATTATTGATAAAATAAATGCTTTAGTTGCACAAGCAATACTTGATCAAGTAGTTGCTATCGAAGTTGACGGACATATTGAAAATGATAAAAAAGAAATTAACGATTTTCTAAATGATGCCGAAGTAGTACTATTTCATAAAATTAAAAAGATGATTGAAAAGAATACATTAGAGTGGAAAATACCTGCTGAAGAAATAAAATGTACCGAGTGCGGTCACGAAGATACAGTTAGAATATCATTGGACACATCGGATTTTTTCGTACAAGGCTAACGAGACTCGATGATTCTGAAATACTTTCGTTAGCCAAGGATTTTGAAAATAATATCAAACAAATAAAAGACAATGCATATCGTTTGAGTTGGTATATGCGTGGTGGGCTTTCGATTGAACAAATACTCTATGATACTGATTTAGAGGATCATGAGATTATTAGTAATATTATAAAAGATAATATTGAAAACACAAAAAGTAGTAAAATGCCGTTGATTTAATTATTGAGGACCTGGAACAGCATCAGGGTTTGTCGGCATACCTGGTTCGCTTGATGTACTAGGATCAGCACCTGCTGCTGGTTCTGTACCTGCTGCTGGTTCTGTTGCATCAACTGGATTTAGATTCATTATACCAGCTAATAATACTTCTCTGCGTCCTTCAGGTATATACGGAACTAGTTGGCTTTTTATTCCTGGAGGAAATAGTAAAGTTCCAAAAACTAGTTTAGCCCATTCACTTTCTCCGTAGTATTCACCTGTAACACCTTCTGTTTCTTTTGGATCGTATCCTGATATTGCTTTAGCCAATGCACCGGTGCCAAACTTGCCATCTACAGCCGCAGCCAATCCAGCTGTTACAGATTCTAAACTACGACCAGTTAATACAAATATATCTTTAAACGAACTATCAACAATCACTTCTGCTATCCAACGTTGTATACTCGATGAACTTAAAATTAGTGGCACTACTATCCACAACGCCTCGGTGACAATCAAACTTATAAAAGATACAGGAGCGCCAACTCCTGTAAGTGCAACAGCTACTTGTCCGCTTCTAATTACAGCTTTGATTGGTTTTAATATTTGTTTTACAAATCCAATTTTTCTAACCAACAATAATATTTGTGCAGTATAATATGCTACAATTTGGCCTTGTAGTATGCTTCTAATATCTTTTAATCTCTGGATATCTGTTCCTGGAGGAGCATTGTCAATTTCTTGATTTATGTTGACAACCTCTATCATCATTCCCCAGAAAGGTCCAGCAACTGCCATAGCCTTTGTTGCTATTCGGACTACAGGATTTTGTAGAATTTTTATAAGAGTGCTATTCTTAGCTTTTGCAACATTTTCAAAAGTTTCTGCTGTTGCATTTGTAATGCGTCTTCCTAGAGCAAACCGTTTGTTTACTGTACCTTTTAATCCGCCGGAGCGTACTTCTTTGTCAATAGTAGATGTAACTTGAGCCGGAGTCTTGTTGCTGCTGCTCAGTTCATCTACTCTTTTTTGAATAGCTCTGGCTTCTGTTTCACTAGCAGATTCAACCATAGTTGTTTGATCAGGTAAAAATGTTGCCCACTTATTATCACTAAGTTGTTGTACACCTGGTGTAAACTTAAACCCACTTCGAGGAATTGGAGTACTAGTTCTCCACTGCGCTGTTAGTTGTCTGCCAACACCTGATGGCGCAGGTCTACCATTACCACCAGTAGGATTAACCTCAGTCCACATAGCACCACGCCATTTGTATGTCTTACCATCGAGCTCAGCAGTGGTATCAATCTCGGGCATCCGAGTATCAGTTTCATCTTCGAATATAAGATGTGTTTTTCTTAATGTGACTTCACTTAGTTTCATAGAACTGTTCCAACTATCATAATGTATTTATAACTTATTAGTTGAACTACGTTCAACTGTGTTTTCGTTAGCACTCAACACATTACATATTAAATATAATAGCATATCACATAAGTGATATGTTTAAGTTTCATGTAGATTGTTTCAGTCAGACGGAACCTGTTACGGTCCCATCTTTCTCAAAGAAAA